GGATGTATTCTACGTCTGCAAGGAATACAGCGTCAGGCTCCAAGGCCCTATCATGCACGCGGCCGCAATCAAGCCTTGGGGCTGGTGGATACCGACAGCTTGGCCTCATGACGGGCTCCAGCATGACAAAGGCGGCTCCTGCGAGGAACTGGCAGCTCAGTATAGGGAACAGGGGCTTAGCATGCTCCCGGAGCGGGCTACTTTCCCAGACGGCGGTAGTGGTGTCGAGGCTGGCGTCCTGGAAATGCTCGATATGATGCAAACCGGGCACTGGAAGGTATTCAGCACCTGCGGCGGCTGGTTCTCGGAAAAGCGGCTATATCACCGCAAAGACGGGCAGATCGTGAAGCTCAAGGATGATATTCTGTGCTCGTCCCGCTATGCCTTTATGATGCGCCGCATGGCAAAGACACAGGTCGTAAAGACGATCGGCCCGCGCCGGCCACAAGGCGACCTTATGGGCGGCTCGTCATGGATGGGACGATAACACGCTAGGGTTGTATTCCATTTGGCCGGTGTCAGAAAACACGGGGCCCACACCAATCGCAGGTTGTAATTGGCTACTGAGGACACCTATCACAACGACAAGGATGACGGCGGCACGCCTGATGAGAGGATCGTCAAGGAAGCCCAGCGCCGCTTTGACATCTGCGCCACCTATGAGAACGACGCGCGCCTCAGGTTCATTGAAGATGTCAAGTTCGCCAATGGCGACAGCGACAACCTATACCAGTGGGATGAGAACAGCCGCACCGCCCGCGGCTACGGCACCCCAGACGAACGCCCTTGCCTGACCATCAACAAGATCCGGCAGCATAACCTCAACATCATCAACGATGCCCGCCAGAACAAGCCAGGCGTAAAGGTCAAGCCGGTTGGCAATGGCGCAACCTATGACGCAGCCCAGATATTCGAGGGCATCGTCCGGCACATAGAATATATCTCCAATGCCCAGGCGGCCTATGACACGGCCACGCTATTTCAGGTGCAGGGCGGCATTGGCTGGCTGCGGGTCACGACCGATTATCCGCAGGACACCGACCAGAGCTTCGATCAGGAAATCTATATTCGCAGGGTCAAAGAACCGCTCACTGTCTATCTGGACCCCGACGCCAAGGAAGCCGACAAGTCCGATGCCCGCTATGGCTTTGTCTTTGACGATATGTCGGCCGAGCTGTTCAAGGAGACATATCCCAAGCACGCCGATCTCGTCACCCAAAGCCCACTGGATGTAAGCGGCGACTGGCTCCGCAAGGATCAAGTCCGGGTAGCCGAATATTACCGGGTTGTCGAGAAAGAGGACGACCTTGTTGCCTACATGGGCCCGGACGGCAAAAGGGCCATACAGCGCAAGTCCAAGATGGATAAGGCGCTGTTCGATGCCTCGATTGATGCTCCCGATACCAAGGTCCGCACCATTCTGGATAAGAAGGTTGAATGGTTCCTGATCGCGGGCAACGAAATTATAGAGCGAAATACCTGGGCCGGTAGATATATTCCCCTAATCCCTGTCATAGGGGAGGAAACAGTCATCAATGGCCAGATGGACCGCAAGGGCCATACCCGGGCCATGAAAGATCCGCAGCGGCTGGCGAACTACTGGTATTCCGCGGCAACCGAGCATGTCGCACTGCACTCCAAGAGCCCCTATATCGGGCCGATGGCGGCTTTCGAGAACCTGTCCGAATATTGGGATTCAGCCAATACCGTCAATCATGCTTGGCTGCCGTATAACGGCTATGACGACAAGGGCCAGCCGATTCCAGCCCCCGAGCGCCAGGCCCCGCCGGTCATGCCGGATGCCTATATCAAGGGGCTTGAGCTGGCAGCCCAGGAAATCAGGGAAGTCTCAGGCCAGTTCCAAGCTGATCTTGGCATGGAGGGTAACGAACGTTCCGGGGTCGCTATCCAGCAGCGCCAGAGACAGGGCGACAATGCCACCTATCACTATATCGACAACCTAGCGCTTGCCATCCGTTATCTCGGCAAGCAGCTGATCGATCTGATCCCCAAGATTTACGACACACAACGCATTATCAAGATCATGGCGGAAGACGGCATCGAGCATGAGGTAATGATTGACCCGAATGCACAGGCCGCCTTCCAGCAGCGGCAACAAGTCGAGGCCGACCGCATCCAGTCGATATTCAATCCCAATGTCGGCTATTACGATGTCGAGGCCGATGTGGGGCCGGCCTATGCAACCCGCAGACAGGAAGCCTTCCAAGCCCTTGTCGAGCTGATGAAGGAAAACCCAGCCTTGATGAACGTGGCGGGCGATCTGCTATTCAAGGCCGCGGATTTCCCGATGAGCGACGAAGTGGCCGAACGCGTCAAGGCTACCATCCCACCCAATATCCTTGCCGGCCAGCCCGGGCCCGGTCCCATGCAGGCCGAAATGCAGAAGCAGATGCAGGCCATGGGCGAGCTTAACGCCAAGCTTTCGCAGGAACTATCAAAGATCAAGGTAGATCGTGGAATAGAGCAACAGCAGAAGGAAATCGACGTTTACAAGGCCCTGACTGAGCGGCTTAAGATATTGCTGCCGCTAGTCCCCAGCGAGGCAGACCGGCATAAGATGGTTCATGACCTCATATTGGCGGAACACCAGAACAATCTCTCCATCCTGTCCGATACCCACAATGCCATGATAAACTCCATGCAGTCTGGCCAGGATCATCAGCAAACCATGGAACAGCAGGCTCAGGCGCCCCAGCCGGCGGCGAACGCGGCATGAAAGACCGCGAAGCAAAGGTCGGCGCCCAGCTGGGCTTTCACCGCAAGGGCCGCGAAGCCCGCAAGCGCCACGACCACCGGTTGGTGCATAAGCTGATCCGCAAGGTGGCCTGGGAAATGGCTGCGGCTTATTATGAACACGCAGCGCATGATAATGAATTCTATCACTTTTTCCCCAGCCAGAAGTTCTTCTGCGATTACGAATGGCAGCGGTTTATCGAGCTGGCAAAGAACGCGTTGCGCGACATGCTGGCCAGTCCCATGACGCCGGAAGCCTACAAGATCGACATCCATGAGGCGCTGATTCTCGACGCGACATTGCCTTATTCCATACAAGAGACGCAGATTCCAACCGTGAAACATTGAAAGACCGCGCATGTCCAACCCCGGCCAAGAACCAGATCCAACTGCACCAATTGAACAGGAGGGCTCCATTCCTGAAACGGTGGTGCCGGATAATGCCAACGACGCGCCGGAGCCGGAACCAAGCGAAGAATCGACGCCAGCAGCCGCAGATGCAGCGGCCAAACCCGCCGAGCCGGACAAGCCAAAGCGTACACCTTGGTATATGGAGCGAATTGGGGAACTGACCCGCAAGAATTCCGAGTTGAACAAGAAGCTCGAGGCCAAGCCGGCAGAGGTTGCGCCTGGCACCGACGATGAGCAGAAGGTTCTGGCCCGCGCCGAGCAGATCGTGGCAAGGCGGGAATTCGAGGGCCGCGCCGGCAAGACATTCGAGGCCGGGAACAAGGAATTCGGGGCCGCGGAATTTGCTGAGAAATGCAATGTTGTCGCCAACATGGGTTTCGGCGACCGCGCCGACTTCATGGAAATTGTCACGGACCCCGACATAATCCCGGATGGTCATAAGTTGCTCTCAGCCTTGGCCGACGACCCCGACGAGGCGCAGAAAATAGCCCGCTTGCCGCCCGCCAAAATGGCCGCCGCATTGGTGCGCTACCAATCCAACATGAAACAGCCGGAAAAGCCGATTTCATCGGCCCCCGCTCCAATAAAGCCCATCGGCGGCACAGCCAAGCCGTCGGCGCCGACCGATACCGACGATATCAAGGCCTGGATGGCGAAGCGGAATGCATCCGCCCGCACGACAGCCGGCGGCAAGCCGAATACGCATTGAATAGAACCCCGTCTTGGTGCGGTCAATCACCAGTGTTACCGCGTGTCAGTGGCCTCACGCCCCACAAAAACCGACTCTAAGCTGCGCGCCTTCTGGCGTTCCCTTCTTTCTCCTGCTTGGTCGGCAATGCGGTCTTAGCGCTCTCCCTTAAAGCGCTTCCCCCATCGCCAAATCCAACCCAATCCACAGGAGAAAACCGTGGCCAATACGCTGCTTACTATCGGCGGTATCACGCGAGAAGCAATCCGCCTGTTCATGAACTCCAATGCCTTCATCGGCAATATCGAGAAGCAATACGACAGCCAGTTCGCCAAGACCGGCGCCAAGATCGGGCAGCAGCTCAAGATCCGCCTGCCCAATGACTATACCGTTGCTGATGGTCCGGCCCTGCAAGTCCAGGATACCAACGAACAACAGACCACCATTACCGTGGCAACGCAGCGCCATGTTGATACGTCGTTCAACAGTGCCGATATGACCATGAGCTTGGATGATTATTCCGAGATCATCCTTGCCCCCAAGATCAACAATCTGGCCGGTAATATCGCCGCCACCATCATGACGGGTGTCACAGTTTCCCAAGGTGCTTTTGCGGGTACCGTGGTCAACGGGGCGGAAGGCGGCATCTGCAACTACGTCGCCAATCTGGACAATAGCAACAATATCATTTCGCCCACTTCTGACACTTGGCTCCAGGCCGGCGCCTATCTGGACAGCAATTCAGCCCAGGTATCCGACCGGAAAATCATCGCATCGCCCTTCACTATGGCGCGCACGGTTTCGAGCCTGTCCGGGTTGTTCAATCCGGCCACTGAAATCAGCCGCCAGTATCGAAACGCCAAGATCTATGACGCATTGAACTTCGAGTGGTTCATGGACCAGACCGTGGTCAACCATACAGGGGGCACTTATAATGGCGCGGCAACCATATCGGCTGGTTCCCAGACAGGTTCCACGGTAACCATTACCGGCGGGTCTGGTACCCTCAACAAGGGCGACATCATCACCTTGGCGGGCTGCAACCGGGTCAATCGCGTCACCAAGCAGGATTCCGGCCAGCTGCAACAATTCGTGGTCACCGCGGCGATGGCCTCTGGCGGTACCTCGATCAGCATCTATCCGGCAATTGTTCCTCCGGTATCCGGCCAGTCGGCGCAGTACCAGACCGTTACAGCCTCGCCCACCAACTCGGGCCAGGTGTTGCTGGTCAATCCGGCAAGCGTCCAGTATCGCATGAACTTCGCGTTCGCCGCCCAAGCGGTCACGATGGTCACCGCCGACCTGGAAATCCCGCCCAACGTCAAGGCTGCGCGCGAGCAGATGGATGGCGTCTCCATGCGAGCTGTCACCCAGTATGTAATCGGCACCGACCAGACCGCAAATCGTCTGGATCTCCTGTTCGGATGGCTGTTTATTCGCCCCGAATGGGCGTGTATTGTCGCAGATAAGATCTGACGAAAGGAAAGGGGCGAAGGAAACTTCGCCCCTCTTATCAAATGCCCATTGGACTTATTATCAAGAACTTCCACTTTTCCACGCCCGTCCAGAAACCTATGGAAAAACCCGTGGACCCGCCCAAGCCGGAAGCGCCCAAGCGCCCCATCCTGCACCTGAAAAATGGCAAGAAATAATCCACCCCCGCCAGCCCTCGGTTCCTTCATTGTGGACAAGTCCAAGCCCACGGTGATAACC